AACCAGGCGCGTGCCGATTACGGTACACACGGCCATAGGCATACTTGATATAATCGACCAGTACGTCGAGGAGAGAAACCAGGAAGAGAAGGCTTATTCACGCTCGGATTTTTACAACGAGGCGGCCAGACTTTACCTGGAACACCTGGGGAGGTTACCTGAAGAGGAAAAGGACCCAGGGGAAAAGGAACCGTACCAAAATCGTACCGAAATTTTTCAGAAATAGAAATAAGGGTGATAATATGAATAATACAAATAATAAAAACCAGTAAAAATCACCCGACATAACACGGGATAATTTTCGATTATCGAGTGGGAATAACAGCAAAAAATCCGGAAACCAGCATGAAACCTGGTATTCCGGATTTAATTTTTATGAAATCGTACCAAAAGCGTACCACTTTTAATTTTTTGACCCTTTTTTCTAATTTTTTGAGATTTCTTTTTCTACTTTTTCGAGATCCAAAACGACTGCAGAAGGACTTTCATTTTTGATGGTAGCATGCCGATTTAGATCAGCAGCAACCTGCTCCATCTTGTTTGGATACAGATGTGCATAGGTAGACATGGCCACCTCGACAGTATCGCCCAGGCGCTCGGCCACAGCCACGATGGAATAACCCAGCTCAACCAGCAAGGCAGCATGAGAATGACGGAGATCATGAACGCGGATCCGTTTCACGCCGGCAGCCTTGGCCGCCTCATTGAGAGCACGCCCCAGAGTTCCCTTCTGGAAGTAGAATATACGGTCGTGCTCGTCGATATCATACAGAGCATTGATATACCGCATGACCTCATCATAGAGGAAATCAGGCATTGAGACATCCCGGTAACTGTTGTCGGTTTTAGGAGGCCCGTTCTTATCCTGGCCTTTGCGCCGGTGGTGAGTTTTTTCAATGCGGGCAATCTTTGAGGGAAGGATATCGGCAGGCTGCAGAGCGAGGCACTCGCCTTCACGGAGGCCCAGCCAGTACATGAGCATAAAGGCAACACGGAAGCTCCAGTTTGTGACGTAAGCCATGGCCTGGTTAAATTCAGACAAGGTCCAGAATTTCATCTTCCCGGCCTTCTTTTTACCCATGAAGCCGGCAGGATGGCACGGATTAGACTTCAGGTTATAGAACTTAACCGCATAATTGAAAATGGCCGACAGCCGGCTATTTAACGACCGGATATAGGTTTCAGAATACTTTTTACCGGTCCGAGGATTTATGGCAGACATGACGGTGTTCTGCCAGTTCCGGATCGTCACGGCGTCAATTTCATTCACCGGGAGCTCACCAAAGTAAGGGAGCAGCCACTTGTCGATGATGGAATCCTGCGTGCCCTGCGTACCTTCCCGGACACGATGCTCGGCGTCGGCCCGGTACAATTCCACCAGGGAGGCAAACGACATTTCACAGTTCCGGCTATTCTTCAGGAGAAACTCACGCTCGAATGCCTGGGCATCCGACTTTTTATCGAACCCTTCTTTTTTCTTTTTTCGCCTCTTGCCGGTCCAATCAGTATACCAGAAGGCGGCGTACCATTTTTTAGCTCCGCTTTTAGTTTCGTACTTATAGACAGGCAATCGCATACCCCCTTTTACAAAAGCCCCGGCCAGGAAGCAGGCCAGGGTTTAATTTTTCCCGAAGTTTATTCAGCTGCAGAGCCAGCCAGGACGTTATTAAAAGCAATTTCCCACTCAAGATATTTAGTAACCGCAAACTTGTACACTTCGCCGGCCTTCGTTTCAATCACAAGGACGTTATTGCTGAAGCCATGCTTCCCACGAGAGACACCTTTTATATCTTCCAAAGGGATCTCGAATTCATAATCGCCCTGCGTAAGGTTAACCAGGGCCCCGATGGCAATAATCTTTGAGAGTTTATGTCGGGAATAAATAAACCGACGGTTTGTCAGGATCCCGCGCCCGTTTTGCACGTTAAAAGCGCCTTTTACCCTATTAGCAAGGCCTTCCATGATGATTTTTTCCTGCATTTCACCACCCCCTAAAGATCAGGAAACAATTCCTTCAAATACTCATAGTTTGCAGGAGACAGAGCCCGTGAAGTCAGAACACCCTGGAGCCAGAGCTCCATCCGGTTCTTGCGGCCACGCTCCGTTTTTAGCTGCGAAGCCTCTTCCCACGCGTGATCATAGGCACGCTTAAGGGCAGCATTAAATATCTGATCACGACGAGATCTGATATCCCGCAGCTGCGCTTTAAAATCATTTTGAGCCAGGCCGGCCAAAGCAAGATCAGCGTCCGAGGCCGACGCCAGCTGCTCCAGGAAATATTCCGCAGCAAAGAAACATGTAATAAACTGCTGAAAAACGAGAGAGGAACTCGCAGCATTAGAGAACTTCACAAAGGCTTCATAAACCCTTACAAGCCGGTGTTCCAGGAAGGATTCGTCCACCCAGGCAACAGCACACCGGCAACCATCATGTAGCGGAGGCTCCAGGACAGAATGCCCCGCAATTTCAAAAACCTCATCAATCCTCACGGCCGTGCCTTCCAGTTTAGCACAAAGCGAACAGGTGCAATCGTCGGCCGATGAAGACCACACCTTAAACATACCCATGACCACCCTCCTCTCAATCCCAGAAGATAAAGTACCGCCGTAATTCGCGCTTTAAGCTTTCTCTTTGAAATCAACAACAGGCTCGGAGGACTTGATCTCTTCGAGCGTTTTCAACATGTCAATATATTCTGCGGCCTTCTCCTTTGCTTCAGGGGAAAGACTTTCAATTTTTTTAATAAGTTCTTTGTCGCCAGACGAAATCGCCTCGGCCATCTTCGGCTTTGACTTCGACGTACCACATTTTGAGGATCTGGCTCGACCCATTTCATCGGATAGTCCCAGGATGAAATCGGCGGAGACGTCATAAAGCTCGATAAGAGCCCTAAGCGTTTCAGGGTCGGGTGTGGTTGCGTTATTCTCGTAGCGAGAAAGGGACTTATTGCTCAAGTTAATCGCCTTGTAGACATCAAGCTGAGTGAGACCTGCCCGTTCTCGAGCCATACGAAGACGTTCTCCAAAAGTGAGCATAGAGACACCTCCATTCTAACATTATATAACATTCGCAGGTTTTGAGAAAAATATTCTCAAAAATTTAGAAATAACTATTGACTTCTCGGAAAACGAGACTTAAAATAGGATTAGAATTCTCAATAATTGAGTATACGAAAGGAGGGCACTAAAGTGAAGCCAATGCATCAGAGACTCCGAGAATATCGGGAGAGCAAAGGCGTGACCCAAACACACATAGCCAAGAAAACTGGCAAATCCGTTCAAAGGATAAGCGCGCTGGAAATAGGCGCAATCCGGCTGACGGTCGACGAATTCGAGGAGCTTTGTGTGAATGGCTACGAAGTCAACCCTGCAATTTTTTTTACGGATCAGTTCTCTAAAAATGAGAACATCAAGCCGTAATATCCCCAATATTGAGAATCTTTATGCATCAATTATATTGCAGGGAGGTGACCAAATATATGGCCAAAAAGGCTACGAAAGCCGCAGATAACATTTTTTACAAAGCACGAATGGAAGCAGCAGCGTGCAACGACAGATTAAGCAGCCGCGAAGGAGCAGCTGAACAGCTCGGAATTGACCGTACCAGGCTTGCACGAATAGAACTCGGTAGCCTTAACCCATATCCGGAGGAAGTTCTTTTAATGAGCGACGCATACAACGCCCCGGAGCTGAACAACTATTTTTGTTCGAAAATGTGTCCACTCGGAAAAGAGACGATACCGACAGCAGAACTTCTTCACTTGGACAGGCTCACGATCAGGATCTTGACAGCATTGGGAAATACAGAGTTCATCCAGAGGACTATCCTCGAGATAGTGAAAGACGGGGTTATTTCAGACGATGAGCAACCGCGGGTTGAGCAAATACTCACAGCACTTGAAAATGTCTCAAAGGCAGCATTAGAGATGAAGTTGTGGGTAGAGAAAAACTTAAGGTAAAGGGGGTTTTAGTGGTGGCAACCAGCACACAAGAGAAATCGAAGTTTGTAAAAGTAGATGAAGTAGCGGAAATGCTCGAGATTTCAAAAAGCCATGCATATAAAATCATCCGGCAGCTCAACGAGGAACTGAAGAAACAAGGCAAGATCACAAACGCCGGCAGAGTTTCACGCCGGTACCTGGAGGAAAGGCTCTACTGTTGAGCTTACGGAGGACAAGCCATGAAGCATTTCAGGAGAACAACAACCTTGATAATAGCCACGGCAGTTATTTTCACAGGCAAAATAATGCTCGACTTAAAAGCCGCGGACCAAGAGGCACAGACCACTGCCAGCGCGGTCGAGCAGCTACATATACAGCACCACAAACCAACACCGACCATAGCAGCGACGGCAATCACTCCAAGTCCGACACCAGAGCCGGAGCCGGAAGAGGATCCGGAACCACAGATCAGGATTTATGACATCCCACTTTCACCAGAACTCCAGGAATACACCTTCAGACTTTGCGAAGAGAACGGCCTGGATTACGAGATGGTCCTGGCATTGATGGACCAGGAGAGCGACTACCGGGAGAAGGTAATCAGCAAGACCAATGATTACGGCATCATGCAGATCAACGAGATCAACCACGAATGGCTCAAAGAGGAACTGGGAATAGACGACTTCCTGGAAGCAGAACAGAACATACTCGCCGGGATCCGGATACTTGCTGAATTGACGGAAAAGTACGAAGACCCACACCTGGTTCTGATGGCTTACAACTGCGGAGAGACCGGAGCTAAAAGACTTTGGAAGCAAGGCAAAACCACAAGCGAATACAGCCGGTCGATAATGGCCAGAGCTGAAGAATTAAGAAAGGAGGCAGAGCAATGTCAACAGTATGCGGTAAATGCCAACGCCCACTAAAAGACCCGAAGAGCATAGAGCGCGGGTACGGGCCGGACTGCTGGAGAGAGATCAAAGCCAAGAGGGCCGAAGAGGAAGAGGCCAAAGAAAACGAAGAGGAGGCAGAGAAATGAGGTCAGATTTCACCTACCACACCAGGGAAGTTAATGGGACAAGCGTCCTGGTAATCATCGATTTAGACCAAGGCGGAATGAGCGTCACCAACAACGTAGAGGCAGTAGTGAAAAGCATAGCGGCAGAGCTCGGAGAGCACATCTACAAGAAGCCAATCATCTACAAAGACAGCATGGGAATATACGACGGCATAGACGGTACCTACCTCGCGGATCCCTTCTACCACATAGGAGAGAAGGACGAGACCAAGGCAGCAGCAAAGGCAGCAGAAAGGTACTGGAAAGAGAACACCATCGTATTTGCAGGAGATAGGGCCTGGAAACGCAGCAGCAGGGATGAGCAGATCACAGTTCCGGACAAGCTCAAGGAGATCCAGAGTACCTGGGCAGAATGGGCCAGAGAATACGGAGACGTCGGAAGCTGTGTCCTGGGTGCAGGATTTGAATTTGATTACCAAGGCGAGAGGTACTTCATGGTACCGACCGGACCATGGCAAGGAAGCTGCAGCTGGGAGGCCAGCAAAGACAAGGTCGAGGAGCTCCTGAAAGAAGCTGGAGCAACCAACATCAGATACCACTGGGGACACATGGATTAAAGGAGGCAGGCATGAGTTATTTCTGGATTTGTGAGGTTTGCGGCGCCAGCCTGGATCCAGGCGAAAAGTGCGACTGCAGCAAAGAACAACAGAAAACGCCAGAACCGGCGGAAGCAAAGGGGGAAGAGGAATGCAAGAAAACAGCTTAAAAACCAACATCATCAAGCTGCGCTTCATCAGAAACGGCCAGCCACAGGGAAGGGAATACACCTACTACACACCGGTAGAGGTCGCGGTAGGAGACATAGTAGAGATTGAAGCCAGGGAAGGCATAGCCAAGGGAATAGTAACCCAGGTAAACGTACCGGAGGAAGAAATAGCGCCTTTCAAGGACAGAGCAAAGTCCATCATCGGAAAGGCCCAGGTCGAGGAGGTCGCAGCGCAATGAACAACAGGATAAAGAAAAAGCCCCTTCGGTTAGGAAGGAGCATAAGAGCAGGAATCAAGATAGGAGTTCTCATTTTGACGGCCATGAGCACCGTTGAAATCGCAAAGATGGCCTGGGAGACATACCAGAGCAGGACCGGAGCTCCAGGCGGTGAGATTTTGGTATTGCCGATGATGATCCTGCTTTTTTATACAGGATGGACGGCAAGAGGAGAATGGATAGAGTTCAAAAGAGCCTACAGAGAGGCAGAGAGGAGAGAATACCATGCAAGCAGCAATCCAGCTTATAAAGGATGAAGCGGCCCTATTCCTGGGGAGAAGACCAACAGATGAAGAGATGAAATGGGCACTGCCCAGGGCCCAGAAGAAACTCGCCTGGATCATTAAAAGAGAAGGTGACGCCAACGGCATAAGACAGCAGCCCTGGTACCTGGGGAAGCTGGTAGAGGAAGCAATAGTAGAGGAGACATTCTCACAATACACCTTGGCACGATGCATGGAAATTGAAGCACAGAGACAAGCCGCTGCAGCTGGTGAAATAGAAAAAGGCCGCCCTTTGAGGGACGACCCAACCACACCACAATTATATTGCCAAGGCAAGCGGCTTGTCAATCCGGAACCAAATACCAATACGAGGAGGATGACAAATGAAGTTATTAACCTTAAAGCTTGAAAACTTCCAGGGACTGAAATCAGAAGAATTCAGGTTCGATGGCTACAGCGCCAGCATTTACGGAGACAACGCCACAGGCAAGACAACGGTATTCAACGCCATAACCTGGCTGCTTTTTGGAAAAGCCAGCACAGGAGCAAAGAACTTCACACCAAAGACAAAAGGCCCGGACGGTGACCTTCACTACCTCGACCACGCAGCAGAGGCAGCATTCAGGCTGAATGACGGCCGAGTAATAACCCTTCGCAAAGTTTACCGCGAGGTCTACAAGAAAAAGCGCGGATCGGCCACAGAAGAGTTTGACGGCCACACCATAGATTTTTACATCGATGGTGTACCCACCAAGGAAAAGGAATACGAGGCAACCATGATAGCCCTTTGCGGCGGCAGCGTAGAGAAAATGAAGATGCTGACCATGCCGAACTACTTCCCGGAAGAAATGAGCTGGGACGCCAGGAGAAAGATCCTGCTGGAGATTTGCGGAGACGTTTCAGACGAGGATGTAATCAACAGTACACCGGAACTGAAAGACCTTCCAAAGTTTCTACTGATGCCAGGAACCACCAATCAATACTACACTGTGGACGAATACAAGAAGATAGCCAGTGCCAAGAAGGCCGAAATCAACAGGCAGCTGCAGGAGATACCTGGACGAATTGACGAGGCCCAGAGAGCAATACCCGACATCACCGGCCTTGACCCGAAGGCCATCGACCAGAAGATCCAGGAGCTCAACAAACAAAAGAGCGACCTCGAGATGGAGAAGGCCCAGGCCTTAAGCGGAGACCTTACGACGATGGCCATCAGGAAGCAGATATCCGAGGCAAACACCAGGCTGGCGGAAGCCAAGGCAGCATACGCAACCAAAACAAGCAGTCTAAATGAAGGAACCTACGCAGCGATTAACAGCCTGAAGAGAGACCAGATAGCAGTAGCAAACCGTATCCAGGACGCAAAGGCCGACCTTGAGAGGACCCAAAGGACGATAGAAAGGCTCAAGAGCCACAGAGAGAGCTTAATCAACGATTACATGGCCATACAGAAGGAGACCTGGGACGAAAGCAAGGAAACCTGCCCGACCTGCCACAGGCCACTTCCGGAAGAGGAAATCCAGAAGCTCCGTGAAGCATTCAACCTGCAGAAGAGCAGACGCCTGGAACAGATAAACCTTCAGGGCCAGCGCGAATGCAGCAAAGAGATGATCGCCGAGCTGGAGGAGAAGGCCAACGCATTAAGAGAGCAAATTAGGAAGGACGAGCAGCTCATCGAAGACTACGAATTGCAGCTTAAAGCCTTACAGAGCCAGCTCAAGACACCCGCGCCTTTCGAGAGCACCGAAGAATACGCCCAGATAATGGCCGAGATTGCCAAACTTCGCGAAGAGGAAAACAACAAGAGCGGCCAGGCAGAGGCAATAGCAGCCAAATACACAGAGAAGATCCAGGCCCTGAACGAGCAGATCCGGGAGCAGGAACAGCTCAAGACCAAGATATTCATCGCAGAGAGCCAGAAGGAGAGAATCGCAGAGCTGGCTGCCAAGGAAAAGGAGCTTTCAAAGCAATACGAGGAGCTGGAGAGAGGCATATACCTCTGCGAGGTGTTCACAAAGACCAAGGTCAGCCTCCTGGACGACAAGATAAACAGTAAATTCAAGAATGTACGCTTCCGCCTTTTCCAAGAGCAAGTCAACGGAGGCATCAAGGACGACTGCGAAGTCATGATCCCCACGGAAGACGGCAGGATGGTACCTTTCACCTTTGCAAACAACGCGGCCAGAATAAACGCCGGCCTGGAGATTATCGACACCTTGTCAAAGCACTGGAACCTGGCAATGCCGGTATTCATAGACAACGCCGAAAGCGTGACCAGGCTCCTGAAGATGGACACCCAGGTAATACGCCTGGTAGTTTCAGAGCCGGACAAGAAACTCCGACTGGAGGTGGACGCATGAAAAAGATAACCACCCAATCCAAGGCAGAAGGTTAGCCTACTATGAGAGCATGATACCGCTCACAAATTAAAATTAAGGATTTAAGGAGGAATTCAAATGTCAACAACCACAAAAACCACAAACGCAAGGAATCAGAAACCTGCAGTTCAGAACCAGACCCCAAATCAGAACCAGGGAGCTCTGCAGCCTGCAGAGAACCAGCAGCTTACCATGAGCGAACGCTTCACCAACCTGGTGCTCCGCGAATTTGGCAGCAACGTAGCCGGAGCGCTTCAGGTGTCAGAGTACCAGAAGAGACTGATCCAGGGATACTTCATAGCAATTGACAGGGCCTTAAAGATGGCCGAGGAGACCA